CGCCGCAACCGTGCAGATCGCATCAAACGTGAAACTGGTGAGATCGTGGATCCTAAAAAAATCCCCAACACAGACATAGTTTTTCGAATCATGACCTGGGAACACATACCCATGGCACCCAAAAAGATCACCAAGGCTGCTGCCAAAAAGCGCAAGTTAGAAGAACTGCTAGAACTGGAAGATCCAGTAGAGGATGATCCGCTAGCCGGGCTGATAGATGAGGTAATCCTAGATCCCACACACATGCGGGTGAACTTTCCTCCGTTCTTCCACTATCGTGTGGATGCCAACAAAGAACCCTATCTTGTGGGCAAAAGTCACTGGCGCGGCGATCTGGAAACCGGAGAGTTTTCAAAGGATCACGGCGAAATGACTTGTACCTTGGCCCGAATGTTTATGAAACTGTGCGAGCGATATGCCACAAGGAGCAATTGGCGCGGATACACCTACAATGAAGAAATGCGAGGACAGGCCTTGTTGCAGTTGAGCCAAATCGGATTGCAATTTGACGAGTCAAAATCGCAGAACCCTTTTGCGTATTATACTGCCGCTATCACTAATAGTTTTACTCGCATCTTGAACATCGAGAAGAAGATGCAGAACATCCGAGATGACATTCTTGAGATGAACGGACTCAATCCTAGTTGGACCCGACAGAATTCCGGCAAACATTCAATGGAAGCTATGTCCGGACCGGTTGTAAGTACCTTGGATGAGTAGTATAATCAAAGGATGACTAATCTATTCCGCAAAGCCGCAATCTTCACGGACATCCACTTTGGACTCAAGTCCAACAGCGTCACTCATAACGAGGACTGCCTAAACTTTGTAAAGTGGGCCACTGCCAAGGCCCGGGCGGAAGGTTGTGAAACCTGCTTGTTTCTCGGTGATTGGCACAACAACCGTGCCAGTCTCAATATTGTCACCCTGAACTACAGCCTCAGGGCACTGGAGCACATGAATGATAACTTTGATCGAGTTTATTTTATTCCTGGAAATCACGATCTATACTATCGCGATAAGCGTGATATTCAAAGTGTTGAATGGGCAAAGCACCTCCCCAATGTTGAAATTTGTAACGATTGGTTTTCCAGTGGTGATGTGGTCATTGCTCCTTGGCTGGTTGGGGACGACCATAAACGCATCTCTAAACTAAAAGCCAAATACATGTTCGGGCACTTTGAACTGCCCGGCTACTTGATGAACGCCATGGTAGAGATGCCGGATCACGGCGAAGTACGCAGAGAAGACTTCAACAACTTTGAACATGTATTTACCGGACACTTCCACAAACGTCAGACCAAGAAGAACATCACTTACATCGGCAATGCGTTTCCGCACAACTATGCAGATGCCGGTGACGATGATCGTGGTCTTACTATCCTGGAGTGGGGCCGAGATCCTGTGTATCATTCTTGGCCGGATCAACCACGCTATCGTGTGCTAGGACTGGCCAACATCATCGACAATGCAGCCACATTGCTTGCACCCAGGATGCATGTTCGTGTAAACTTGGACATTGAGATTTCGTACGAAGAAGCCAACTTTATCAAAGAAACGTATATCAAGGACTACAATCTTAGAGAGATGGCCCTGATCCCTAACAAGAATTCATCTGTGGACACAGACATGGCACCTGGTGAGATCAAATTTGAATCGGTGGACCAGATCGTCACAGATCAGATCACCAACATTGAAAGTGAATTCTACGACAACCGACTGCTGCTAAAGATCTATCAGAATCTATGAGTGAAGTTACATTATCTCAGTTAGAACACGATCTATCTAAAAAATATTCAATAAAATGTTTTGTTGATCTGGCAGATCTAACCACGTCCCCGACCCAGGCATATAGGATTCTACAACAGCATTATCAACAGGAGTTTTTGGCCAACGATCGATTGGTGTTCTACACCGAACATGCTGTATCAGATCTGTTGCTACAACATATATATCAAGCTGCTACGTTAATAGACGTGTCTAACTTTTTCTTGTTGTTTTGTAGTCCATTTGACATCAGTGATAGAATGCATACCCTTGCGCTGAAGAATCTCGGCGACAATGTACCATTCCACTCAATACAGAAAAATATAAAAAATACTAGGCCACTGGTGAACAATTTCTCTATTCCGGATACACTGTGTTCCATGCCGTGGACCCACACCATGATTGCACAGAATGGTCAAGTAAGTCCTTGTTGCATTTATAAAGGTTCTATGGGCAGTGTTACCAATAATTCCTTGCATGATATATTTCATAATCAGGATTATGCCAACCTTAGACAAAAGTTTTTATCCGGAGAAAAAGTATCAGCATGTGATCGTTGTTGGGGCCTAGAAAATCATGGTGTGACCAGTAATCGTATCAGGCACATGAAATTGTTCAAAAAAGATCTGTTGACCAAATATCTAGACAATCCCGAAATTATCAGTTTAGATATTTCCCCGGGAAATACTTGCAATTTTAAATGTCGTATATGCAATCCAACGTCTAGTTCGTTGTTTGCACAAGAGATACACTCGGTCACCGGGGTGCAACCTGTTAAATCCTTCAACTGGGCTGAATCAGACACCAAAACCATGGAAGAAATATCCAGTCTGACTCCTTCCTTGGCCAATATTGATATGTACGGCGGTGAACCATTCATAATCAAGCCTTTAAACAAATTAGTAGCACAGGCAGCAGAACAAGGGCATGCCAAACACATTAGATTGCATTACAACAGCAATGGATCTACATACCCCAGCCATCTTATTGATCACTGGAAACAGTTCAATCATGTTGATGTGCATTTTAGCATTGACAATGTGGGATCACGATTTGATCTAGAGCGCGGAGGTTCATGGGAGCAAGTGCAATCAAATATATGCAAATTAGTGGATCTCTCATTGCCAAATCTCAAAATCAGTATCATGCCAACTGTGAGTATCATGAATATTTTATATCTTGATGAAGTATTGGAATGGGCCAACAAATTACAATTGCCTGTGAATCTCAATTATCTCAATTCGCCTAAAGAATTTAACATCAAGAATCTCACTGCTGATGCCAAGAAACTGGTATTTGAAAAATTCCAAAATAATACTTGGTCTGAAATCTCTGGTATTTTAGATCTTATTCGATCATCACCTGATTGTGATGGAACTGGTTTTGTAAATCTTACCAAACACTTTGACCACATCAGAGGACAAAATTTTTCAAGTACCCATGCCGAAATAGCTCATGCCATGGGCATGTAGGTTTACATCCACAGATAATATTGTTATAATGTCAAACACCTATGATACATCTTCGTGACCTCACAGTAAAAAACTTCATGAGCGTGGGCAATACCACGCAGGCCATTGACTTTGACCGCAGTGATCTCACACTGGTGCTAGGCGAAAACTTAGACATGGGCGGAGATGGTTCACGCAATGGTACAGGCAAGACCACCATCATCAATGCACTGAGTTATGCCTTGTATGGGCAAGCACTATCGAACATCCGCAAAGACAATCTCGTCAACAAGACCAATTCCAAACACATGCTGGTCAGCTTGGATTTTAGTGTGAGCGGGCAGAACTATCGAATTGAGCGCGGGCGCAAACCCAATGTGCTCAAGTTCTATGTCAACGACGAACACCAAGCAGCACAAGACGAAGCTCAAGGTGACAGTCGAGAAACACAAGAAGCCATCGAGCGTGTGTTGGGTATGAGCCACGACATGTTCCAACACATAGTGGCCTTGAACACATACACAGCACCGTTCTTGAGTCTCAAGGCCAACGAACAAAGAACCATCATTGAACAACTGCTGGGTATCACCTTACTGAGCGAACGTGCCGATCGTATCAAAGAACTCAACAGACAGACCAAAGACTCTATCCAATCAGAGGAACTGCGTATCCGTGCGGTGCAAGAAGCCAACAAGCGCATCGAAGAACAGATCCAGAGTCTAGAGAAACGACGAACCCTGTGGCTACGCAAACAAACAGAAGATACAGAAGGCCTAGCACAAGGTATTGCTGATCTTGAACACATTGACATTGCAGCAGAGGTCCAAGCACACAGAGATCTTGAAGCATATCATGTTCGCAAGAAAGCCATGGACGAAGCAAATCGTTGGATACGGCAGATTGATGCCGACGATGCAAAACTGCTGAAGCAAAAGACTCAGATTGAAAAAGATCTCACGCAGATTGCCGGCCACAAGTGTTTTGCTTGCGGCACAGAAATACACGACAACAGCCTTGACACTGTGAAAGCACAGCGTGAGAAAACTCTACAAGAACTTGCACTGCAACTGCTGACCAACGATTCACAAAGATCTGAGCATCAGGATCGATTGCTAGAACTTGGTGAACTAGGCACAGCACCCCCTGTGTTCTACGACAGTTTGGAACAGGCACTAAATCACAAGAACACTGTAGATACCTTGATGAAGGATCTTGCTGCAAGATCGGCAGAAACTGACCCTTACAGCGAACAGATCACAGAAATGCAAAATCAAGCCCTGCAAGTAGTCAGCTACGATACCTTGAACGAATTCACTAGGGTACAGGAACATCAAGAGTTCCTGCTCAAACTGCTCACAAGCAAAGACTCGTTTGTGCGTAAGAAGATCATTGATCAGAACTTGAGTTATCTCAACAGCAGACTCACACACTATCTTGATCGTATTGGATTGCCGCATACTGTGAAATTCCAAAACGATCTCACAGTAAGCATTGAAGAACTTGGTCGCGAACTAGACTTTGACAACTTATCACGTGGTGAACGCAATCGATTGATCTTGAGCATGAGTTGGGCGTTCCGCGATGTGTGGGAAAGTTTGTATCAACCCATCAACATCTTGTTCATCGACGAGATGATTGACTCTGGATTGGACACACAAGGTGTGGAGAATGCCCTGGCCCTGCTGAAGAAGATGAGCCGCGAACGACACAAATCAATTTGGTTGGTTAGTCATAGAGATGAACTCACCAGCCGGGTAGAGAACATTCTCAAGGTAGTGAAAGAGAATGGATTCACTTCATACTCAACGGATATAGAACTTGCGTAGAATCCGAGTATTACACCTAGAGCCCACGGATGTGTGTCAAGCCGCATGCCCGTTATGTGCCAGAGAAACTGATCCTGTGTTTAATAAAAAACAGCAGCATCATCTCACGATTCCACATATACAGAAACATTTCAGTGATCGAGTGATTGCCGGTCTTGACAAGATGTTTATGTGTGGTACCTATGGTGATCCTGCCGCGGCCAAACATACACTGGATATCTATCGTTGGTTCCGAGAACTCAACCCAAGTATCACCTTGGGCATGAATACCAATGGTGCCATACAGAACACATTCTGGTGGCATGAACTAGGTCGCATGTTTAACCAACCACTTGATTATGTGGTATTCAGCATTGATGGTTTGGCGGACACCAATGCCAACTATCGTCGCGGTGTAGATTGGTCAAAACTCATGGCCAATGCAGATGCGTACATCTCTGCTGGCGGTTCTGCACATTGGGACATGTTGGTATATCGTCATAATCAACATCAAGTGGAAGAATGCGAACAACTGGCACGAGACATGGGATTTTCTTGGTTCCGTGCCAAGGTAAGCAAACGCGGATTTACCGAGGCTTTACAGTCACCACTGAACTGGCAATCACCTGTCACAGGCGTGGGTGTGATAAAATGCCATGTGCTGGCAGAAAAAAGTGCTTATATAGATGCACAAGGCCGATTAAGTCCATGCTGCTGGTTGGGTGGCTCTCAGAGCAACAACATAACAGATATAAAACAAGTGCAGACCACATGGAGATCCAGCACTCCCAATTCTACTTGTCAAAAGGCTTGCGGAACACATGATTCAAAAACTAATTTTAGTAACCAATGGCGACGAGAAACGCAACTACGATAATCACAGAATTTTTACAACAATCATCACAGGCAGCATAACTATATGACTCAAGTAACCAACCTGCAACATGACATGGCTATATCAAAACACCCCAGTGGAGACATTGCCCGAGTCATGTGTAGGATTTGTTTACTTGATCACAAATAATCTCACTGGACGCAAATACATAGGCAAAAAACTGGCAAAGTTCTCAAAAACCACTTACCGAGTAGTCAAGCAAAAGAACGGCATCAAAAAGAAAAAACGCATACGAAGCAAAATTGATTCAGATTGGCAACAATATTATGGATCCAGCGCAGAACTATCCGCAGACATCGAACAACTAGGCACCCACAATTTCACCAGAGAAATACTTTTTTACTGTGCAAGCAAGAGTGAATGCTCATACATTGAGGCACGCGAGCAGTTCAGTAGAAGGGTATTGGAATCACAAGATTATTACAATGGCCATATCCAGGTAAGGGTACATGGCCGCCAAATCCTAAACAAAATTTAATCACGACTCTGTGTTGAGTGATATGACTCAACCCCATTGAGGAACGGTGCGATACCCGGTCCGGACTTGGGCGTCAAAGGCAAATTGCTAACTTAAGGCAACAAATGGTTGGGGCTCTGTGAAACAGATACAACCCCTGCTCGTAGGACTTGGATCATGGTCGGGTCACTAGGGTTCCGTTGATATGTGAAGCTTGAGTAGGGGGTACCGGTCAACCGCCTCCGCGTGGGAAACCACAATCTCATTAACCAAGATGACTGCTGTCACTCAGATGATGCGTCGTTCACCGTGCATACGGTGAATTATGACCACAGTATCTAGATGATACTAAGTCAAGAAACAAAATAACATTGATGAGCGCAGCGATATCAATAGACTTGCGTAGCAAGTCTTGAATTAAGTCATTGGACCTAATATTTCAAATCCATCAATTTCTGATTTGTATAAATGTGCTTGCTCTAGATATAGGTATTGGAAACCACGTGCTTTGTATATGGCACATTCTGTTTTCATTGTTTCTATTCCCATGCGTAGTCGAGGTTGATGATAAGTCCATGCAAACTGATCACACAGTGCATTGTGCTGATCAAATTTACGTATCAGGCTCCATGCCACTAACTGGCCGGCATCGTAGTATCCAATGACATCGGTCATGGGATCTACATATCTAGAATGAAACATGGGCATCACACTTGCAAAATGTTTGTAGATGCAGTAGGTGCGATAGATATCATCCAGCTTGGCTAATACATCAGGTTCATGACTGGTGATATACTGCCATTCCACTGTGGGTTCATAGTGGGTTTGCCCGAGATCGATCCTGGCAAATTGATAAGTCATCGTGGATCTTTCCTGTGCTCAAACAGTCCTGTGAGATAGTCCTCTGGCCAGCCGTGATAGAATCCCTTAGAGGCCATCTGTTGCGCTCTTTGATTGAGATCACTTAGACTCTGGACCAGACTCAACGCATACCGGCCTTGATTCATGATCACACCATTCACATCTTCTATGTCGTCGGGATGATCTTCCAACACGATTAAATCTGCTGAGAGTAAAAAATCTCTGTTGGCAGATTGCAATCTTGGAGAAAAATACTCACGAGTCCATTCTGCTGGATCGTATGCATAGATGATCACTTGATATTGCTGCATACCTAGTGCAGCACGTGATTCAAGATCAAAGTATGGTTCTTGGCCTACAAATATGCCCACTGTGCCTTGCAGTCGTGCTTGTCGCGCAAATGGACAAGGTGCCCAGCCGCCTAGAGCCGGATGTGGAACTTCAACAAAATTTTCCGACCAGGCAAGTATATCTTGAGTGACTGTTTTGATATCCATTAGAAAAACGGCAATCCTGATTTCTTAGTGGTTTCCAGATTGTCTTTGATCAGTTCATTGATCAATTCGCGTTCCTGTACGCCCAGGGCCATGGTCTGATCATATGTGATACTTCCGCGCATGAACCAACTGATCTTCAATGCTTCCTGGCGTATGCTCTGGCAATCTTTTTCCATGCGGTCTACTAACTCACTGATTTCCCCAGGGCTGGATCTCAGGAGTTGTTGGCGAAAAAACTTGACAGGTCCAGGGTAAAAGGCTGTTTGTATTTGTGGCTGCAACTGCTGCAAGTCATTTCCAATGGCTTTATTTCACTGACTTCTCGTTGTTGTATCACATGATCACGCAGTTGATTGAATGTGGCGCTGTCACAGTTGTGCAGATAATCCAGTATGAACTCATGTTCCGTGACCATGGCAGTGGGTGACTTGATAGCACCAATGCTGTGTGCCACAGTTTTGATCGTGATCTCATTGATGGTCGCTATGACTTCTTTTAATTTTTCTGTCTTGGTTTTATCATCAACTTCTTGACCCGAAATGGCATTGATCTTTTGTTGTTGTTCAAGTTGTATCTGATTGTTGTAATTTACAGTTTGATACTTGATAGGGCTGAGATAGAACTCCAGATCACCCACATGTATAGGAGTTTCGTAATCTCCTAACGAAATACTGTCGTTTACTGCACGTAGATCTATGTTGACATCTTCAATCTCCTTGCATTCCGGGCAAGTTGGTGAAATTGGCATGCTGTGGCCATAACTGGCAATTCTGATGCCCACTAGCACAGCATCCACATCAGCAGCAGGCATGGCCCAAGGATCACGTATGGCAGGCACACAACTTTGTATCACGCTCACTGTGGCAGCGCCGTTGAACAAGGCATCCGGCGTTCGATAAGTGATCTCGTCCACTGAGGTCATGGGCAGCACTGGTATTTCTCCATTGGGCGGCATGCTTAGAGCACCTGGGGGATAAAATTTACCTTTTGATGGCAAACGGATGTAGATCGCTGGTTGGCGAAAGTACTGGGTCAACGGGTTGTTTGGTAGCATAGATTTCCTCGATAAATATAATTATGACAAAATCTCTCCAGGAGAAAATTCAAAGGATGCATCAATGGCCACAGTAGAACAATTACAAGCAGAAATAGCCGAGCTCAAAGAACAGATCACCATGCTGAAACGCCTCATGGGCGAAACTGGTGGAGCATTCCGTAGTTTGAATATTGGTACCAATAGTCTGTTGGGACCAATTTCTTCCTTGGTTGACGTGGCGTCCAGTGGTGCCACTGGCCTGTCGGCGTACAATGCAACATTAGCAAACACAACAGAGTTAATAGGAAAATTTGGGTCCCAGCTAGGCACTTTTGGCAAGATATTAGGAGCCATGGGCGACGCCGGTGGTGCCTATGTGCAAGCCTCTGCCCAGCAGGGAGATGCACTATACAAGACCTATCAAGATCTAGCAGCATATGGCGCAGCTGGTCAAGAAAAAGCTGATAAAGTTACAGGAAGGCCAGAGAAAGGTACATTTGATGCCATAAACGATCTTGCCAATCAGTTTGGTATCGTGAGTGCTCGAGATCTGCCAAAATTTACACAGATGATCAGTCAGAGTTCAGAGTCTCTGGCCAAATTTGGTGGCACTGTGTATGACGGCGTGAAGGCGTTTGGCAGTCTCGCCAATTCTGTACAGAACACAGGTCTACAGACCGAATTCCTAAACATGGGCATGACTGTTGACAGCATCAACAAAGGTCTAGCTGGTTATCTCAAAATGCAGACATTGGGTGCTGCCGGGCAAATGAAGAGTCAACAAGAGTTGAATGCTGGTGCGGGCGAGTATATCCGAAATCTAGACATGCTCAGCAAGCTCACTGGCAAAAATATAGAAACATTGCAGAAAGAACAAGAAGAAGCCTTGTTGAACGAGCAATACGCAATACACCAACGAGAACTGGAACAAAAATCTGCTGCCGGTGACATGGAAGCAAAAAAACAACTGGCAGAAGAACAAAAAGTCATCAATCAGACTGAAGGCAGTGTGCGTAAAGGATTCATGGCTGCATTCACTGGCTACGGCATGCAGTTTGAAGAAGGTCGCAAATTGTACATGAGTGCACCGGAAACCTTTAATCAAGCGGCCAAGGGCTTGGGTGTCAATGCTAATCAGCTACTTGACACAGCCAAAGGTGAATTCAAGACCACCATGGACACATTTGGTGATCTTATCAAGGCCGCCGGAAATAGTCTGTTTTTGTTTGTGGGCGACATGAGAAAGATAGAAAATCTACAAGGCACCGCCGACGATAGAGAAGGACGGGCCCGAGAACTACGAAAACGACAAACAGAACAAACCAGCGCAGACGTAGCAGGAATGACTTCTTTGAATCAAGTGCAAAGAGATGCTACCAGAGATCTCACAAACTTCGTAAGCATTGGCATAATGCCTGCTATACATTTCCTAGGACAACTGGCAGAAACAGCAAGAGATGCAGCAGATCTCTTGCCCGGAGCCAAAAAACGCACACCTGAACAACAGCAACGCCAGGGCTATGGTCCTCAAGTTGGAACGACTGGCACATCGGGTGCAACTGCCGCGGATATAAGAAAAGCAGCGTCAGACACTGTCAAAACAGCCAGGGACAATTACGAAGCAAAAATAGCTGAGGTAACACAACAGATAAAAGATCTAGAAGCCAAAAAAGCTGCTATCACAGAAACCGCTGGGATGACCGAAGATGAGAAAAGAAATGCCCAAGCTACCCGAGCAAAAATTCAAAAAGAGCTTGACGATATTGGGGTTATAAAAACAAACATGTCAAAGTTTTTAGAAAACTGGAACAACGGAACTCGTCCAACGCCTCCTCCACAGCCGCTGGCACCAGTCACTGTTCCTCCAGCTCCTAACCAGCGGCAAGATACTGCACCAGTCACTGTTCCTCCGGCCCCTAACCAGCGGCAAGATACTGCACCAGTCACTGTTCCTCCGGCCCCTAACCAGCGGCAAAGCACTAGTGCGCTACCTTCATCAGAAGTGTTAGCAGCAAACATTGGAAGAGGCATAATCAATGTGGCATCAGCGGAAAGCGTGAGATTCCCTGGCATGCAAACCAGCTACACTCCGAGTATGAGTGCGTCTGGTGGCGATCTTCGTACTGCGGACCAAGATGATACAAAACAAGCAATGAGGAAAGCATTTGACGGTTTTACTTCAAACAATGTGCCTAACTCAGATGTGATCGCAAGTAATGCTATTTTGGCAGGAAAAATGGATGAGCTTATTGGACTCATGCGTACCAGCGGTGGTTATCTGCAAAAGATCAGTATCAAGGACTATGCATAGCAATAAATAACACACTATGGCAGAACCAAAACAAGGCTGGAAAAAATACTTTAAAGTTGCAGATTTATCTGGACAGATGAGCCCAATCGCGGGCGGCAGAGATCAGGGCTTGCCCGGATATCCCAAAAACGACGGCAGACGAACAAATCAAGCAGATACTGATTTCAGTTTCCGCAACTATGCCAGTCGATTACCAGAAGTGTATTCAGGACATCCCAACCGTATTGAACGCTACAACCAGTACGAAAACATGGATGCGGACTCAGAGGTAAACGCATGCTTGGACATCATCGCTGAGTTCTCCACACAGCTGAACGAACAAAACGACACACCGTTTGACATAACCTACAACGACGATCCTACAGATCACGAAATTGAAATCATACGCAAACAGATGCAGCAATGGGTCAAGTTAAACAAGCTGGATCAACGCATCTTCAAACTGTTCCGCAACACTATCAAATATGGTGATCAGGTGTTTGTGCGCGATCCAGAGTCATTTGAAATGTACTGGGTGGACATGAGCAAAGTGGTACGTGTGATCGTGAACGAAAACGAAGGTAAGCGTCCGGAACAATACATCATACGTGACATCAATCCCAACTTCCAGAACTTGACTGTGGCAGCAAAGACCACAACAGACTTCATGGTCAATCCAAGTTCGGGTGGTGCCGGTGGCATTGGTGGCAGCATGCAAGGCGGCGGCTACACAGCACCCAGTTCGGCCATGAGTGGTGTCAGTAGATTCAGCCGTGCTGTGAATGAAACCTGTATTGATGCCAAGCACGTGGTTCATATGAGCTTGAACGAAGGTTTAGACACATTCTGGCCGTTTGGTAAATCAATCTTGGAAAACATCTTCAAGGTATTCAAGCAGAAAGAACTGTTAGAAGATGCCATGTTGATCTACAGAGTGCAACGTGCTCCAGAACGACGCTTGTTCAAGATTGACGTGGGCAACATGCCCAGCCACATGGCCATGGCTTTTGTGGAGCGTGTGAAAAATGAAATGCATCAACGTCGTATTCCCACATACGGCGGTGGCGGTCAGAACATCATGGATAGCAGTTACAATCCACTCTCAATTAACGAAGACTTTTTCTTTCCAGTAGGTGCAGACGGTCGTGGTAGCACAGTAGAGATGCTAGAAGGCGGTCAAAATCTTGGCGAAATTGACGATTTAAAGTATTTTAACAACAAAATGGCTCGTGGTCTACGTGTGCCATCTAGTTATTTGCCTACCGCACCAGACGATTCTGATCGTGCAATGACCGATGGAAAAGTAGGCACAGCCTTGATACAAGAGTACAGATTCAATCAGTATTGCGAGCGTTTACAAGCCTTGATTGTGCAGAAATTAGACGACGAATTCAAGATGTTCCTGCGTTGGAGAGGGTTTAACATTGATGCTGGCCTGTTCCAGATCAAGTTTAATCCGCCGCAAAATTTTGCTAGTTACCGTCAAGCAGAGTTAGATACCACACGTATCACAGCATTTACAGCGTTGGAACAACTGCCTTACATGAGCAAGAGATTCCTGTTAGAGCGTTTCTTAGGACTGAGCGAAGACGAAATCCAAACCAACAGCAAGTTGTGGAAAGAAGAACGTTCAACGCCAGAACTGGAAACTTCACAAGGACAAGACCTACGTTCGGTGGGTATCACACCTGCTGGCTTAGAAAGCGATGTGAACATGGGTCAAGAAATGGCCAATCTCACACCAGCAGGTGGAGCTCCTCCGGGCGCGGCACCTGGCGGTACCATAGGATCAACTCCGCCAGCACAACCTCCGGCCGCTCCGGCAGCACCCGGAGCATAAATACCTCATGATCCTTAATGAGCTTTATGAACGTAGTCCCAGTGCATATCAGGATGTGGCCGCTGATAACACACAGCCTCAACTTGGCCAATTACGCAAAACCAAGCTCACGTTGATGCAATTGAATAAATTGCGGAAAATGAATGATACCAGAACGTTTGAATATAACGAAAAATTAAAAGATATTCGCACTCAATATGCACCACCGGCTGCACCAATGGGCTAATATAGCTGCCTAAATTGGCAAAAAAACTGTCATAAACAGTATCTTTTTCTCTTAAATCGTAAATATAGATATAGATTTTGCCGGGTGGCAAAATTAACGAATACCTATAGGAGCCATTTAAATGAGCAAAAACCAGTTTGAACAGTTGATTGAGTATGTGATCAACGACGAAGACGCAAAAGCCAAAGAACTTTTCCATCAGATCGTGGTATCAAAAAGCCGTCAGATCTATGAAAATCTCATGGCAGAAGACAATGCCATGGGCGAAGAACCCACTGAAGTTGACACCGACATGAGCGAAGACATGATGGGCGGAAGTCAGTCTGGCGACATGATCAACGACGTTCAGGCCGAAGAAGAAGGCATGATGGAAACCGACGAAGAGTCTGACGCAGAATTTGACGACGGTGCCGAAGAAGCCGGTGACGATTTGACTCATGACATTGAATCCGAGCACGACATGGAAGACGACGAAGCTGCCAGCAAAAGCGACGTGATGGATCTGTCAGACAAGCTAGACGAACTCATGGCTCAATTTGAAGACATGATGGGCGGCGGTGACATGGGTGACGATGCAGGCATGGACGACGACGGCATGGACAGCGAAGAAGTTGACTTTGACGAATTTGAAACAGAAGGCATGATGGAAAACATCAGCCTTAAGCAAGTTCACCCTAAGGTCACAACTCACGAAGAAGGTGATGGCAAAGCAGGTCCTGTAGCATTCAATGCTGGTCAAACAGGTATGGAAGGCCGTCCTGTACGAGCAGGCAAAAACGAAGGTGGACACCACGACACTGCTGCTTACAAAAACAGCACCAAAGACCTGATTGGTAAAGTTGGTAATACACCAGCTCAAGCCAAACAAGATCTCAAACCAGCTGTCAAGCCACACTTGGGTCAAGCCAGTGGTGTTAACACACGCACACCATTTCCACGTAGCGGAAAGTAATCTGCCATGAAATACTTACAGGAACATCTAAACTTCAACCAAGCCAAGATTCGAGTCTTGGTTGAAGATGGTCCTGACGGTGCCGGCAAAACATTGTACATGGAAGGTATCTGTATCGAAGGCGGAGTAAAAAATGCCAACGAACGAGTTTACCCTGTAAATGAAATTGGCAAAGCCGTTCACAGTATCAATGAGCAGTTGCGTGGTGGTTATTCAGTTCTGGGCGAAGTAGATCACCCAGAAGATTTAAAAATCAACTTGGACCGTGTGAGCCATTGCATTGACAAGATGTGGATGGATGGCCCTGCAGGATATGGCAAGTTGAGAATATTACCCACACCCATGGGCCAGTTGGTCAAGACCATGTTGGATTCGGGTGTAAAATTAGGAGTTTCGAGCCGTGGTTCCGGAAACGTGAACGACAGCAACGGACATGTCAGTGACTTTGAAATCGTCACTGTAGATATTGTTGCTCAGCCCAGTGCTCCGCATGCATATCCCCGTGCAATTTATGAAGGACTTCGTAACATGAAGTATGGTCATAAAGTCATGGAGATAGCCAAAGAAGCAGGGTCTGACAGCAAGGTACAGAGATTTTTGCGTGAGGAAGTAAAACGCCTCATCAAGGATCTCAAAATTAAGGAGTAAAGCATGCTAGATGCAATCAAACCATTGCTAGATAGCGGCCTGATCAATGAAGACGTCAGCCAAGAACACAACGAAGCTTGGGAATCAAAACTGACAGAAGCACGTGAACAGGTTCGAGCCGAACTACGTGAAGAGTTCGCACAACGCTATGAGCACGACAAGACAGTGATGGTTGAAGCCTTAGACAAGATGATGACAGACGGTCTCGCCGGTGAACTCGCTGAGTTTGCTCAAGAGAAAGCTGCCCTGCGTGAAGATCGCGTGAGATTCCAAGCCAAGATGAAAGAAAGCGCCGGAAAGTTCAATAACTTCTTGGTGACCAAATTGGCCGAAGAAATCAGCGAATTGCGTAAAGACCGCAAGCAGCACAATGAAGGACTAGAAAAACTAGAAGGCTTCATAGTGCATGCCCTGGCTCGTGAGATCCAAGAATTTGCTACAGATAAACGTGACGTGGTGGAAACCAAAGTGCGTTTGGTGCGTGAAGCACGTGGCAAGTTAGAAACTCTCAAAGCACGTTTTGTAAAAGAAAGTGCTGCAAAAATGAGTCAAGCTGTTAGCCATCATCTCAAGGCTGAACTTACACAGTTACACGAAGACGTGAAAATTGCTCGCGAGAACAATTTTGGTCGTCGTATCTTTGAAGCGTATGCTGCTGAATTTGGTGCTACTCATCTCAATGAAAAAGCCGAAGTTCGCAAGTTGCAAAACATCATCGCTGCAAGAGAAAACCAACTGTCAGAAGCCATCAAACTCGGCAGGAAAGCAAAAGTTCTTGTTGAGTCCAAGGAACGTGAAATACGAATCATTCGTGAATCCAATGTGCGTCAAAGCACAATGGACGACTTGCTGAGTCCTCTTAACGAGGAAAAGCGTGAAGTGATGCGTAATTTACTCGAGAGCGTGCAGACACCTCGTCTGAAGAACGCCTTCGAAAAGTATCTACCAGCCGTATTAGCTGAAGGCAAGTCTGTGAAAGCCCGCCAGGTGATTTCAGAACATGTGTCAGAAGTCACTGGTAATAAAACTGCCCCTCGTCAAGACGAAGACAGTGTTGACAACAGCAATGTGATCGCTATCAAGCGTCTGGCAGGGCTGTAATTTTTTAACTAAGGAGACTTAAATGTCACAAACTCTATTAGAAGGCCGTTGGGCAGAAACCAAGGAAGCCCTTCTCGAAGGCCTAAAAGGCAATAAAAAGACCAGCATGAGCGTGATCCTGGAAAATACCCGCAAGTATTTGAAAGAAAATGCAAGTTCTGGTTCTACTGGTAGTGGAAACATCGCCACACTTAACCGTGTGATTCTGCCAGTGATCCGTCGTGTTATGCCAACCGTTATCGCTAACGAATTGGTTGGCGTTCAGCCCATGACTGGTCCAGTTGGTCAGATCCACACCCTGCGTGTGCGTTATGCCAATACCATGCAAGACAACAGTGCTGCTCAAACCAGTACTCTTGCTGGCCAAGAAGCATTGAGCCCATTCTTGATTGCTCAAGCATACTCTTCAGCAAGCAGCGTTACCGCTGGTGTTGTTGATCCCACACAGAATATCTATTCTGGTGCTAACACAAGCGTACTTGAAGGTTCCGGTGGTCGTCAGATCTCTGTGCAAATCTTGAAGCAAGCTGTTGAAGCCAAGACACGTAAGCTGCAAGCTCGTTGGACATTTGAAGCTGCTCAAGACGCTCAAGCAATGCATGGTATCGACGTAGAAGCCGAAATCATGGCTGCTTTGGCTCAAGAAATCACAGCTGAAATTGACCAGGAAATCTTGTTGAGCCTGCGCTCACTGGCTACTACTGAGTACACATACAACCAAGCTACCGTTTCTGGTACTGCTACATTCGTTGGTGACGAACACGCCGCTCTGGCAGTGTTGATCAACCGTGTTGCTAACCTGATTGCTCAACGCACACGTCGTGGCGCTGGTAACTACGCAGTTGTTAGTTCAGCAAGTTTGACCGTATTGCAAAGTGCTACCACTTCTGCATTCGCTCGTACTACAGAAGGCACATTCGAAGCACCTACAAACACCAAGTTTGTTGGTACACTGAACGGCGCAATGCGTGTGTTCGTTGACTCTTATGCAAGTGACACAACTCCTGTGTTGGTTGGTTACAAAGGTAGTTCAGAAGCTGATGCTCCTGCTTTCTACTGCCCATACATCCCCTTGATGAGTTCAGGTGTTGTATTGGATCCGACTACATTCGAACCAGTCGTGTCATTCATGACACGTTATGGCTTTATCGAATTGACCAACACCGCAAGCAGCTTTGGCAATGCTGGCGACTATGTTGGTGAGATCGCTGTTTCCAACTTGTCTTTCTCTTAATCAGAGAACCACAACTTTCTCAGGGATGGGAAGGAACAAAAAGGGCCGCAAGGCCCTTTTTTGTTGGCCAAAGATATATGCCCAGAGATATCATTTATCAAACTACGGTAAATACAACAAAGGATTCAATCTATGGCCACAATCAAAACACCCGCCGCTGGCGTATCACCATATCCGGTTGCTGCTGCTGCACCCACTGTGCTACGAGCCGGTGCTGATGGAAGCACAGTGTTGGCTAATGCAGACGCTGCCGCTACTGTGAGTGAACTCGCAGCAGCCAATGCCAACACACTGGTAGTAGTGACAGGCCAAGCAGCATTGAATAATTTAATCACCACGAGTCAACCAGGTGTATTTGAAGGGGCCAACGTAACAATCAATCTTGAAGAACAAAACTTCAATACCACAAATCAAGTAACATCAACAACCAACTTTCCGTCAGGTAACATAGGAGAAATACAATACAATTCTGGCGCCAATAGTTTTGCCAGCGATGCCTATTTCACATACGTCAACAGCAATGTGGTGACTCCGGGTATCCGCACCGATGGTTATTTCTACAGCAATGGATCACCATTCACGGGCGGTGGTAATGCTGCTATTGGTAATTTTGTGTTTGCCGGCGACGCCATGACTATTGCCCATGCCAACAGCACATTAAGCGTAACTGGTAATGGTACCGGTAATGTGAATATTTCTGCCAATAGCAAAACTTGGATCTTTGGCGCAAATGGTAATACAACATTCCCAACTGGTGGCACGATATCAAATTATCCAGGCAGCATAGGTGCCAACAACGACAGTTGGTTTGTAACACCCGGCAACGGTACTGGCGGTGTTTCTAGTCAAGACGGTCAGCAATACATACAGATAAACAACGATTTGTATGTTGAGATCGGCACAAGTTATGGCACTGCAAATGCATCTGTTTGGCAATTTGGTCAAGATGGTAATTTTGGTGCTCCTGGCAACATCAGCACCAACGGCAATGTATCTGCCAACTTTTTCCTTGGCAACGGCAGCCAACTCACCGGCATCAACGTGGCCACCTCTACCATCAGCAATGGCACTTCAAATATCAACATCGCCACAGCCAACGGCAATATTACTATCACTGCTGATGGCAACACATGGACTTTTGACACAGGTGGTAATCTCACATTCCCTACGGGTTTGATCATTGATGACGAAGGTGCAAATACCAGAATCTACCAGAATTCTGGCAACTTGAAAGTTTCAGCCAACAACACAGCAACTCTCAGACTGGGGTGGTCTGAATCTATTGCAGCCAATGCCGGAGGCAATGTGGCACAGATAATCATGAATGGAACATCTGCAGGGCAGCCACAAAATGTAGTTGTAAGAGTTGGAAATGTATCTTCAACAACATATTTTTGGTACTTTGGCTATGATGGCAATCTAAAATTACCTGGAAATACTTTTGCAGTGAACTATGCCAACGGCAATCCTGTGGTGAT